TCGATGTAGTGGCCACGGGCATCGCGCTTGTCGGTGCGCAGCACGCGCCCGATCGAGGTGGCGGTGGTGTAGTAGCAGGTGCCGCTGTCCAGCGTCCACGTGTTGGTCCAGCTGCCAACGCGGTAGTACATCGGCGCATCGCAGATGATCGCCATATGCTGTGTGGGTTCGACCGCGCCGTTGTTCGTCGCCCAGTTCTCGCCGGGGCTCTCGCCGCCTTTCACCTTGATGATATAGGCGCTTCCGGTGGCGTTGCCCGCGGTGATCGCCGCGTGCAGGTTCCGTTTGGCGCTGCTGTAGTCGCCCCAGTAGTCGCCGACACCATCGTTGCTGTCGTCGCCGTCCTCCGGATCAACATAGAAGACATTGCCGCTCCAGATCGCCATCGCGACCAGGGTGCGCGGGTTGACGCTGCAGAGCCAGGTGCTGCCGACGAGCGCCGCGTAGATGGTATCGGTCGCAGCCCAGCCAAGACCCGCCGGCGGCTCGAAGGCATCCGTCCCGGCCAGCGCATAGGGCGTGGCGAAGTGTCCGAGCGTCTCGCCCTCGGCGATCATCTCGGTGACGGTCGGCCGCGTCGCACCGCTCCCGCCGGAACTGCCGCCTGCAGACGGTGCCCAGAGGATGAAGTCCGTGCCATCGTACTGGAAGAGGAACTCGGTCAAGGCGGCCAGACGCCCGGCGGCGGGGTCGCTGCCGTCCGGCTCCAGGAGAGGCAGGGCGCCCAGGCCTGCAATGTTCATGGTGACCGGGCCGCCGGTGTTGCCGCCGTTCCCGATACGCCCGAAGAAGAACTGACCTCGCGTGTATTGTGTGATCGTGCCGTCGGCGGTCGAAGCGGTGATTGCGTCGGGATCACTCAGAACGATGGACTGAAGGCGCTGCGGCCGCAGGCGCCGATCCCAGGTCCGGCGGTAGCCCTTGCCAAGCAAACGCCAGTCAGAACCAGTCCCGAAGACCGAGGGCCTGTCGCCTGACACCAGAGCCCCCGGCGGCAACTGGTTACCGTCCTCGTCCAGCAATGGCAGTGCGGCGCCGCCATTCACCGCAAGCGTCACGTCGCCGGTGTTGGTCCCTGGCCAGACAATGCCATGAATTGTGATGCCCCGCGTTGCGGTGATCGGGGCGCCTCCAACAGCGCCGTCAGCCACGCTGCAGGTACGTGCATTCGCGGTGCCGCCAAAGCCAGACGCAATATAGTTGATCCGGCCCGCCGTGTCGGTGAGCGCGGTCTGTGCCGCAGCGCCGATGTTGCCGCGTGCGGTCGCTGCCACGCCCACGAGCTCGGAGAGAGCATTTGCCGCCGCGAGCTTCCCATTCAGCTCGTCCAGCAGGAAGTTCCCGTTCTGAGCCTCCGCGAAGATGATGTCGTCGGTGTCGATCGTGGTGACGGTCGAGCCGGTGTAGAAGAGCTTGAGCGCGTTGGCGGTACCGCCTTCCACGAAGACATAGGTCTTCGCCACCTCGGCACCGCTGTCCATGTCCGTCGCGCGGGCCCAGGCGCCGGCCGCCGTGACATAGATCCCGTTTTCTGCCGGGTCGGTCTGCCCCACGAGCAGCACGCGCGAGGCGCTGGTCGCGACCCCATCTATGGTCTGCTCCCCGGAGCGGGTGACGTTGCTGGTCGCCGCGGCTGCGACGGGCCCACCAGCCGTCGGAACGCCGCCAGCGATGACGGTCCCCTCCAAGGCGCTCAGGCGTGGTTCCACGTCCGCCGCCGCCGCTGCCGCCGTGAGGATCTCCACCATGAACGCCACAATGCGCCACGGCTCGGGCTGGTGCTCGAGCGCGATAGGATTGCCCTGCCAGAGCTCTTGCGGCGTTTCGGTTGTTTGGATCGCCATGCTCGCTCCCCTATGGAATGATGAGATATTGCGACGCCGAGGGGCTGCCCTCGGAGCCATCGGAGCCGACCGGCACCAGCCAGAAGTACCCCGTCGAAACCGTCTCGGCCGTCACCGCGACCAGCGACACCGCATCGACCGTGCCCGCGAAGTCAGAGCTGGCGCGCAGCGCGAGGTCCGCCGCACCTGCCGGCGCGGTGAGGGTTTCCTGGTAGGTGCCATCCGCAGTCCGCAGCGCGCCGAGCTGCTCGGAGGATCCAGCGAGGACCCCGCGCAGGCTCCCCGCCGAGGCGGTCAGCGTGTAACTCAGCCGATAATCGGACCCGGGCGTCATCGTGACCGGCTGCTCGAGATCCGAGCCGGTCCCCGCCGCGTGCTCTGCCGAGCCGCCGGAGATCGTCCAGCCGGTGCCCTTGGTCCAGTCGACATCCGCCGCGAACTCGCCGTTCGAGACCAGGTTGACGGCGCTCGCGTCGCCGACCGAGACCACGAAGGGCGCCAGCATCGAAACCGGGATCATGTCGCCAACCGGCACCGCCGCGCCGAAGTCGTCGGTGTCGGCGCGGTATATGGCGACGCCGATGGTGAAGTATCCAGCGGTCCCCGCGAACACCGCCCGGCCAGGCTCGGCCGCGCTGGTCAGGCCCAGGGGCGAGGCCGGGATGTCGCCGATCACCGCGACCGTTGCCGGCGGATCCGGGGCCCAAGGCCCGATCTCGCCCTCGAACGCCACCTCGGGCGCGAAGAGGCTCAGGACGCTCGTGCGTGCGTTCGCCACCTCCACCGAGTAGGTCTCGCCCGGCGTGAGCCCGGAGATCTCCGCGTAGGTGCGCCCCGAGGCATCGTAGAGGAAGACCTCGCCGTCGCTGTCGCGCGTGAACCGCAGCTTCTGGGTGTAGATCGCGTCCTGCTCATCCCAGGTGACGCGCACCCTGCCGAAGCCCATGGCCGCCGCGGTCACGCCCGTCACCGCATCCGTCTCGCTCGCATCCTCGATCTCGGCCGCGTTGACCTCGGGCCGCTCCGGCTCTTCGATCGCGCTGTCGAAGTCGAAGTCGCTCTCCTTCACCGAGTTGGCGGTGAGGGTGAAGACGCCTGTCTGCTCGAGCACCAGCTTGCCTATCTCGAACACCTCGTCGATCCCCTGCTCGGCATGGATGACGCGGAAGAACCGCTTGCCGATCAGCTCGTAGCCGATGGGCCCGATGGTGGCCTTCAGCTGGAACTCGGCCGCCTTCGTCGCCCCGATGCGCTTCGCGATCCGGCAGGCCTGGTTGTGCCAGTTGACCATGAAGAGCTGCGGCGTGTCGCGGTGGGTCTGGTTGCCGTCCGGATCCACCACCCACGCGCCAGCCGACCATTCGCGCCAGGCGTTCTCCGGCTCGATGTACTCGGGGACGATCTCCGTCACCGCGTCGGAGCCGGTCTGCCCGCTCGCGATCTCGATCACCTCGAAATCATCATCGGCCAACGTCACCTCCGGCGCGATCCAGCGCCCGACGTAGAACCCGACCTCGCCCGAGGCCTTCTCGTAGAGGAAGGCATCGCAGGCCCCGCAGAGCTGGGCGCGCTGCGTCTCGTAGTCCTGGTCATCCGACAGCGTGCCGTTGATCGTCCACTTCGGCGCCGTGGCGCCATAGCGGTCGGTCATCGCCACGTCCGAGGCGTCTGCCTCGATCGCCACGTCGTCCCAGTCGACTTCCCTGCCTTGCACCTCGGTCAGCCACCACGCCAGCAGGAGCGCCGCGTTGTTGGTATAGCCCCAGCTGTCCGAGCGCGGGTCATAGACCTCCGAGAGCCCGTCGATCACCGGGGTGAAGTCCCACTCACGAGAGCGCGGGTAGATCTTCGAGAACTTCTCAGGGTCCGCCTTCTTGGCGCGCACCACGGCGCCGGAGAGCCCCTTGAAGTCATGCGCGGCGGTGATCTGGCCCGGGAAGGCTGCCATCAGGGCCGCGCTCGCGGTCTGTCCGGGCTGTCCGAGCAGCATCTCGACATAGGCCTTCGACCCGATCGGCGCCGTGATGCACTCTCCGGTCTCGTCGAACTCGACCACCCGCTCGTCGAGATAGTGCTGCACCACGCCTTGAATCGCATGCGCAGCGAGGATCGGCACATACCAGCGGTACTTGCCCTGCGCGCCGGTGAACCCGATGGGCCCGCCCTTCCGCACGCGCCCGAGCGCGTACTCGGCATAGGCCACGCCCTGGGCGTAGCTCACCATGCGCGCTGAAGGCTTGGGGATCTCGGGCGCCGGCTGCAGCGCCGAGGCGACCACCGACAGGCCGATGCCGATCGTCGCATTGATGACGATGCCCCCGATGGCGCTCGCTGCGAACGTGGTGCCTGCCGCGACCCCTGCGGCGTAGGCGGTGCCGACCGCCGCCGTGGTGCCGCCCAGGGCGCCCACCACGAAGCCCACCGCCTGCGGCGAATAGACTGGCGCTGGCATGGTGAGGGCGGTCGAGCCGAGGAAGCGGCTATCCCGCATAGCCCACCCTCCAGACCGCCAGCGGGGCGACGTATCCGGGCTTTAGCAGGGTGACCCCGTCGCGGCCCTTGCTCGCCCACCTCTGGCCCGTCCAGACGCCGCCGAAGGGCCAGCGCTCGCCCGCGCGGCGGTAGACCGACACGTCGCCGAGCAGCGGATCAGAACGGCGCGGCAGGCCGCCGATTGTGGCGAAGCATCCCTCGAAGCATGCCACCGGATCGGTCAGGAACCCGGTCAGCCGCTGGCACTCCGCCGCGCTCTCGTAGAGCCCGCGCAGGTGCGCGGCAGGATCGCGGCCCGTGACACGCATGATCCAGTCAGCAAGCGTGAGGCAGCAATCGGTCTCGCCCCAGGTGAAGGGCAGCCGCTGCCAGCGGTTGAGCTCCTGGAAGAGCGGCGCCACGCGCACCTCTGCCGGAACGAGCGCAGTCACTTCCACAGCTTTTCCTCCTGGAAGTCCGTCGTCGGGATGAACTCGAGCGAGGGGTTCGCCTCGCCGATCAGCTCCGCATGCCCGCCGGTGTTGAGCACGATGCGCCGCGCGTTCCGCCGGTGCTCGGACCATGCCTCGAAGCCGATGGAGATCGACCGCTCGAGCGGGCCGTTGGCGGCGAGCGTCAGGGTGCGCATGACCCGCGTGCAGACCCGCACCGGCGGGAACACCGGGGCGTAGATCTGCTCGAGCGTGGCGAAGGGCTGCACGAAGAACCGGATCTCGCGCCCGACGAGGTAGTCGATCCCGTGCTCGCGCAGCTCGGACACCACACTCGGGGCGTCTGGGTCCTGGAAGTACGACACGGAGATCGAGCCCGCGGGCGCCACGCCGTTCAACGCGGATTCGAGCGCCGAGACCTCGAGGATCTGCGATCCATACCACGCCGCGCCGTTGACGTCGGTGAAGGTCCCCTCGCCGCCGATCCAGAACCGCACGACGCCGTCGGGCGTTTCGAGCTCCACAAGGTCGAACAGCCGCACGATGGCGGCGCGCGGGTCGAAACCAGCCGGAAAGAACGTCATCGCTTGAGCGCCTCGCGAACGGTGAAGCCCGGCTGCGCGACACGCGACAACCCGTAGGCCATGCTCGAGGCGTCATCGGCGGCCGCCTCGAAGAGACCGGTGGCAACGAGGGAGATCGCCTCACCTGCGGCGATGGTCGCGCGCTGCAGCATGACCCCAAGGCGATACTGGTCCCCTCCGAGCTCTTCGACCCAGAGCACCCCCATCGGCCAGTCCCGGGCCGAGATGATCTGCCCCACGACCGGCACCAGCGCCGGATCGGGCACCGTGACCGTGATCGATGTGTCGCCGGGCGACGCCGCCTTTGCGGCCTGGACATAGGGCCCGGCCTCGAACCCCATGCCGGTCGAGAACCGCGCGCCGGTCGAGAACGGGACGCCGAGGGTATGCGACACGTCGGAGAGGAACGCCATGCGGTCGAACACCAGCGGATCCACCATGAAGAGCCGATAGACGTTCTTGCGCCCCTCGGCCGCCCAGTGGCGCGCGCGCCATTCCCCGGCCCACTTGCCATGCAGAACGAGGGCCATCTCCCCACGCCAGATCGGCGCGGCGTTCGAGACCACTTGCGTGGTGTCATCGTTGCGCGCCGAGCCCTTGCCCCGGAAGTCGATCCACCAGTTCGTCTCGGTGAGACGCATCAGCGAATAAGGGACCGTGATGACCTCTCGGCTCATGTGGTGGTGCCCCGCTCATACATCTTGGACGACAGCCCGCCATGCGACCTCTGCCCGGCGCGGGCGACACCCGAGAGCATCGGCGCCGTGGCATTGACACTCAGATCCGTGACCCGCGCGTCGAAGTACGGCGAGGGCGTGATCTCGACGTGGGTCTGCCCGACCGGCGCCTCGCTGATGCGATGGTTCGGGATGACCTGCGCGCCGCGCGGCAGGTTGACCAGCTCGCGCCCCCGCTCGCCCACCCAGGCCAGCCCGCCCGGGTGATTTTGCGTGCCGTTGGCGTAGGCCGGAATCGCCCCTGCGACCGCTGTCCCGAGCTTGCTGGCGATGCCCGAGAATAGAAACGTCCCGACATTGTCGAGCAGCATGTCGGCAAGGCTCGACAGGACCCCGGAGATCGCTTCACCCATGGTCTTCGACCGCGTCGCGATGGACTTGAAGGCATCGGTGAAACTGCTCTCGATGCTGTCGGCGGCAGATTCCGCCCGCTTCTCGACTTCGGTGAGTTCGTCTTTCACCTTCTTCGCCGCCTTCGAGGCACCGCCTCCGGCATCGGATCCATCGCCGCCGCCCCCGCCCGCACCCGCAAGCGCCGAGTTGAAGCGATCCGCCGCATCTGCTGCGGTCTCGGTATCCTCGGCCGTGCCCGCGAGAACGTCGCGCAGGGCCTGCAAGCTGCTGAGAGGTGTCGTCGCCGCGCTCTTGATGAGCTCAGCCCCCTGGGCGATGTCGGCAAGCGCGTCGCCCTTCCAGGCATTGGCAATCCCCTGAAGCTCGCCACCGACATTCGACGCCCCGATATTGGCGTCGAGCCCAATCGCCTCCATCAGGTTGTTGAACGGCTCGCGCATCCCGTTCACCAGCGCATCCCACTTGTCACCGATCCAGGCGAAGGCATTGAGGAAGGCAGCACCGATGCCGGTCGCGGCACCTCTCAGGATCTTGTAGAGCCCCCGCCCCCCGTTCCCGATCCGCAGCCAGACCTCCTGCGCGATGTCGCCGAGCAGGCTCATCGCCTCGCCGAACCCGCCGGACGCGCTGACCAGTCTGGTGAACTGGTAGACGAGCTCGCCCGCCCCGACGATCAACGCCCCGATCCCCGTCCGGATGATGGCGCCCCGGAGAAGCGCGAGCGCCCCGGACAGCGTCGCGGTCGCGAGCTTCGCCGCAACGAGCGCGCCAACGTATTGCACCCCGAACGCAGTGGCCGCCGTCGCGCCGTAGGTCGCGAGACGCCCGAGGTTGTCGACCAATGCCGTGAAGGCGACGTTGAGCGGCTGGCCCTGCGTTGCGAGCGAGGTGAAGGCGGTCGCGGCAGCCTCCAGCACCGGCGTGAGCGCTGTGGCGATCTGGTAGGCGAAGCCCTTGAACACCAGTCCGACCTCGGACACGGCGACCTGCGCGCGGCGCATCGCCGCCAGCGTGTCGCCGTCGAGCACCGCGCCGAACTCCTCGGCCCGATCACCGAGCCGGCCCATCTCCGCGCCGCCGTTGCGCAGGAGCGGCAGCATCATCGTGAGATCCGAGGCCATCGCCTCGAGGTAGAAGGTCATCTCGCCCTGGCTGACGCCCGCCTTCTCGAGGCTGTCGACGTAGAGCTGCAGCGCCTGCGGCCCCGAGAGGTGACGGAACTGCTCGGCGGTGACCCCGACCTTCGGCGCGATGTTGTCGAAGAAATCCGCCATCGGGCCGCCGCCGGTGCTGAGGAAGTCCCCCACCCGGTCGTTCACGTCCTTCAGGATGTCCGCGAGCTTGTCCTGCTCGATGCCGATGGTCGAGGTGGCCGCCGCCCATTTCTGGAACTCTTCCGGCACCGCGTTCGCGACCCGCGCCATCTGCTGGATCTCGTTCGCCCCGGCCACCACCTGCCGGGTGATGCCGAGCATGGCGGTGCCCGCCGCCGCCGCCATCCCCGCGATCGCAAGGCTGATGGCCCGGAACTGGGCCTTGGACTTCGAAAGCCCCCTGTCGAGCTCCGTCGAATCCGCGCCCAGAATGACGCGGAGCCGTCCGATGGTGGTGCCGGCCATGTCAGGTCCTCTTGCGGGCGCGCCATTCCTCCATCGTCACCTTGGGCAGGGTCGAGGAGAGCGCGGTCAGTTTGGATTTGAGATCGTCTGCGGTGTCCCGCGCGCTGTGGCGGCGCAGCAGTTTCTTCAGGCTCGGGAACTTCTGCGTCCGCATCAGCGCGGCGGTGAGCCATGCGAGGTGCAAGGAGCCCGTTTCCTGGTCTTCCATGCGACGGCGGGCGCCGCGCATCTGGGCAAGGTAGAGCCGGGGTGTCAGCGACCAGAACGCCGCGGGATCGAAGCCCGCGGCGACATAGTCCTCGAGCATGTCGAGATAGCTCAGGCCGCTGTCCCCGGCGTCGGGTTTCCCGCGTCCGCCCCCGCGCCCAGCTCCTTGGCCTCCGGCATGGCCGCCTGCATGACGCGCAGCAGCGCGTCGAAGTCATGGCTGAGCAGCTCGCCCGCCGCCTGAAGCGTGGCGTCGGGGCTATGGTGCAGCATGCAGCACTGCATCAGAAGGCGCATGTCGCGGATGTCCAGGGTGCCCTTCTGGGCCGCCGAGAACGCCTCCAGCGCATCCTTGCCGGTGCGATCGGTGAACTCGCACATGGTGTTGAAGTCGAAGCGCAGCTTGTAGGCCTTGCCCTCGACCGTGACGTCAGCCTCGCCCAGGAACCGGTTTGCCATCAGGCCACCACCTCCGCGCTCAGGCGGAACGTCGCGACCGCCGTCATCTTGTCGTTGATGGGTGCGGTCCGGGCATAGCCCTTCAGGAACCCGGAGAAGGTCTCAGGCTCCGCGTCGACGTCATCGGTCAGCGTGATCTCGACGAGGACTTCCTCGCGGCTGGTGCGCAGCTCCTTGAGCAGGATGTCGGTCGCACTGCCGGGGATGTAGTTCATCGGGACCCCGACCTCGCCGCTGTCGGTGAGCCCGGCGATGAACTGCTTGCGGCGACCGGGCGACTGCATGTGCGTCACCTCGACCTCGTCGACCTGTTCGTCGGGCATCTCGAGATCACCCACCAGGTCAAGGGTGCTCCAGGTGGGCGTGGCACCGCGACCGATGCGGACGATGCTCCCGTAGCCGATCATTCCATCGGACATCTTCTGTCTCCATGTTCAAGAGGTGGGGATCGGCGGCGGATGCCGCGCGAACAAGCGGGCCGGACGGCCCGTCAGAGGGTCACGGACGGATCGTGACGGGAGAGGATCAGGGTGGCCTCGAAGGTCACGCGACGCGCCGCGAACACGACCTCGCCCCGTTGCACCGAGACCTCGGAGCCCACGGGACGGATCAGCATCACGAGACCCGAGAGATTGCCGCTGGCCGCGATCGCCCGCTCGAGCGCGAGATGCATGTCGTCGACCTGGTCGAGCGCGGTCTGCTCACCGCCTTCAGCCTGCAGGACGAAGTCCAGCAGCACCTGCCGCCGATCGGTGCGCATGCTGTCGGGCTCGATGCGCTCGGACCTGCCATAGCAGTAGATGGCGGGCAGCAGCTCGGGGGGAACCGCCGCGTCGAGCGGCGGGTGCTCGAGCACGGTGACCTCCCGCGTCTCGCTGCCCACGATGACGGTGAGCCCCGCAGACGACAGCAGGTCGACCGAGGCCCGGCGCAGCGCCTTAAGCGGGTGCATCGACGCGCTCCAGTTCGATGGTGAGCCGGGCGTCCTCGGCCGGGCTGCCGGATGGAAGGGCCGAGAGGCAGCGGTAGGTCTTGCCGTTGCCGGGAACGACGAGGCTGCCCCGGACCAGGTCCGAGAGCTGGCGACGATCCCCCGAAAGCGTCGGGATCACCGTCGTCACCTCCTGCCCGTCACGGCCCAGCACCAGCACCGGCCCCTCGCGGAACACCGCCCGCTCCTCGCGCGCGACGCCGCCCTTGGGCGTCACGAGAACGGGATCCCCGAACACGTCGTCGAGGACCCCCGTCATGCCGTCAAAGACGCTCGGCATCGCCTCAGCGCACGGCGCCGTCGAGCAGCACGATGCCGGTCGCCGACGGGTTCGCCGCGACCTCGACGGCAGCGCCGCAGAGCACGTTGCTCGTGGCCGTGGTGGTGAACACCTTGTTGGTGTCATCCCAGTAGAGCTTGGCGCCCGCGGTCCAGGCCTGCGCCGAGGTCTTGGCGAGTTCGAACACGCCACGACGCACCATGACGACGGGATCGCCCGCGACGACGTCTTCCTGCGCGACGCCGACGAGGGTGCCGACCAGCATCGCCTCTCCGGCGGCACGGTCATAGGGGGCGGTGACCGTCAGGTTCTCGCCCGGCTGGATGTAGTTCTTCATCTGTTTCACCTTTCGGTCTGGCCGATGTCACGGCCGGAAAGAACGACGGGCGGCCTGACCGCCCGTCACGATCTCAGGTCCGGCGGATCAGGCGCCGGCGTTCTTGTAGGCGCCGCGGGATTCGCTGGCGGCCGCGCCGAAGATGTGGCGGGCGTTCATGGTCACCTTGTCGGGGTTCATGCCCTCGATGGTCTGCACGGTCGGGGCCTCGTAGCCCTCGAGATAGGCGACCGAGATCGGCGGCAGGTCTTCCGACACGAGGTACCACGCGGTATCCGAGCCCCCGGCGGCAGCGCCGAGGTTCGGCACGGTCACCGGGCGCAGCGTCCCCTTGAAGGGGTTCGCGTTCGCGTCGGTCGCGGGCGTGGTCGCGGTGGCGAACTGCAGCGCCGTGACCTCGAGCGCCGGCGGCACCACCAGCAGGTTCGGCTCGACCTGCAGGAAGTCGTCCTTGTCCTTGCTGCCGAAGGCGGTCTGTTCCCACATCGCCTTGCGCCCTGCGCCCACCGTGGCAACGGAGATCGCGCCGGCCGAGCCCGCGAGGTTCTTGTGGTCGACGTGGAACAGGGCCTTGCCGTCCGACTTCAGCACCGCGTTCGAGCGGACCAGCGTCCAGACCATGCTGGATTCCATCACGCGCGCAGCCATCGCGAACTCGCGCGGGATCCGATCGAAGGCGCCCATGTCGTCGTTCACCACCGCCTCGAAGGTGAGGTTGATGGTGCGGCCACGCCGCTCGACCTTCAGGCCCTCGGCCTCGTCGTTGAGCGTCGCCTCCTGGTACTCGCCGTTCTCCTTCACGGTCTTGAGCTGGAAGTCCCCGCCGAAGCGGACCGCGTGCAGCTCGCGGAAGTCGGAGGCGGTGAGCGGCGTGCCGGTCATGATCTGCCAGTTGGCCCCGCGGCGGTTGTATTCCGCGATCAGAGAGCGGTTCATGACCTCGGTGGTGACATAGGCGAAGTCGCTGATGCCGTGGGCCCCGCCCATCATGGTGGTGGAGCGCATGCCGCGACGGATGGTGTCCATGTCGGAATAGCTCCGGCTGGCGCCGGCCATCTCGATCGCGAGACCGCGCAGGCGAAGGCCCCGGTACTGCTGCCCCGGCCCGCTGTAGTCGCGCATCATCGCCTGGATCATGCCTTCCGTGCGGGTCTCGCCCTCGTCGCGGGTGATGCGGGTGCGCGGCCCGCCATCCTGCGGAAGCGGCTCCGACTGCGCCATCACCGCCATCATGCGGGTGCCGGCAGCCTCCGCCGTGGTGCCGTCGTCGATCAGGCGCTCGACCTGCTCTTCGGTGATCTGGCCCGCGCGCATGAACGGACGCGCCATCGTGCGGATCGCGGACTGGCGCTGGCGCTCGGCCTGCACCGCGCGCTGCGTGATCGCGTCGGTATCCGGCGCCTGCATCGTGGTCGCGGGCGGGGTCGGCGCCACGGGCGCCTGGGGCGCGGTCGTGGTGACCGCCGGGGTGGTTTCTTCAGGGTCCATGGAGACCTCCTGTGTTGCGGCCATGCTGGCCGTGGGGCGACCGGCGGTCGCGGGGGAAGGCGCGGCGGGCGTCTCGCCCCCCGCGCGGTACCTGGAAGCGCAGAGGCGCAGGTTTGCGATGGAGCGCTGGTGCAGCGACATCACGGCGACGAGGCCCTCGATCTGGCCGGCCGCCTCGCCGACGACGGCATCGGCGAGCCCTGCCGCGACCGCATCGCTCGGGCCGAGCCAGGTCACCTCGTTCATCAGCCGCATGATCTCGTCGACCGACTTGCCCGACCGCGCCGCGTAGACCCCGGCGTAGACCTCCGCGAGGCGGTCGAGATCTGCCGCCTCCTTGCGCAGGTCCTCGGCGGTCCCGCAGGTGCAGGTGCTCGGGTTGTGGATCATCAGGAAGGAGCCGGCGGTCATCTCGATGCGATCCGCCGACATGATCATCAGCGACGCCGCCGAGGCCGCCACGCCGCCGACGATGACGGTGATCCGCCCCTTGTGCGCCTCGAAGGCGGCGCGGATGGCCTCGCCCTCGTAGGGGCTGCCGCCGTAGCTGTTGACGCGCACGGTCACGTCGCCATCGAACCGCGCCAGCGCCTCCCGCACCATGCGCGCCGAGAAGCAGCCGCTCTCCATGTACTGGCAGTAGTCATGCGGGAGGACGTCGCCCTCCAGGATGATCTCTCCACTGAGGATCAGGTCATCACCGTCCATTGTCATCTTCCTCGTTTGGCTGGGGTGTCGGCTGCGCAGGCGCACCGTCGCGCCGCGCGTCCTCCGCCCGTTCCCGGGCGATCACGTCAGGGTCGTAGCCCATCTCGCGCTGCTTGCGCTGGCGGCTGGTGAGACCCGCGTCGATCTCGTCGATGGCGGCGCCGATCTCCTTCGACGGGTCGATCAGCGGGCGCCGCGGCGGGGTCCAGTCGAGACCCGACGGCACTGGCGGCAGGTTCTGCGACATCCGCACGAGCGGCCAGGCGTCGAGCGTCCAGCGCGCGATGCCCTGGCACATCTGGCCGATGATCAGCTGCTGCTGCCAGACCTGGATGAACCGGTCCATCTCCATGCGGCCCATCCGGCCCGAGCTGAAGTTGACCCCGGTCAGGTCCCCGAAACTCTCGTAGGTGAGCCCGAGCCCCGTCGCGATCACCCGCACGCCCTCGCGCATGAAGTCCGAATACCCGTCGACCCGCGGCGGCTCGGAGGGCGTCACCTTCTGGCCAGTCGAGAGCCCGACGATGGCGCCCGGCGACACCTCCTCGAGCTTCGCGCCGTCGAAGACCTGCCCGTCGTCGCCCGCCTCGACGAAGAAGGCGAGGAGCGAGGCGATCTTCTGCTTCAGGATCTGCGATTCCTGATAGTCGCTCAGCTCCCCGATCGTCATCATCACCGGCGCGAGCCAGGGCACACCGCGCATCTGGCCCGGCCGGTCGATCCGGCGGACGTGGATGATCTGCTGCGCCGGCACCCGGCGGCTGGTGAAGCGGTGGCCCTTCAGGTGCAGGCCGTCGCCGGGATGGATGTCGTAGAGGTGGTAAGCCACCGCGCGGCCGGTGGGCCCGTACTCGATGCCCTCGATCACCTCGTTCTGCCCGTGGCTCGTGATCGTCTCGTCGAGGTAATCCACCTCCATGATCTGGACCTGGAATGGCAGGCGCAGGTCCGGCTCGTAGCGCAGGTCCCGCATGCGCCGCCGGATCAGCACCTCGCCATCGCTGAAGACGGCGTTCATGACCTGCCGCTGCAGCCCGGGCAGCGCCTCGACCCCGTAGGCGTCGATGGCGGGCGTCAGCAGGTGATCGCGGATCACGTCCATCGCCTCGGTGGTGTCCGCCTCGGCCTCGGCGCGGATCGACGGCATAACGCCGGTGCCGACGACGTTGCCGGTCACCACCGCCTGCCCGCGGGCCGCGAGCGAGCGGTTGCGGATCATGTCCCGCGACAGGAAGCGCAGCTGCTTCCGGCTGCGCCCCGCGGCGGTGTCGGCATCTGTCGAGGGCGCCTTCCAACCATGGGTCCGGCGCCCCTTGCTCGCGGCGTCGTAGTTCATCAGCACCTGCGCCTTGGCGCGCGCGGCGAGCCGCCGGGCCCCGCGCTCCGGCGAGATCCCGAGGATGGCGCGGTCGATCCAGTTCGCCATCAGAGCCCCCGCGAGGTCTTCACGTAGCTGACCACCGGGCCGCTCACCGCGGCGCCCGCCATCTCCGCCTCCATCTCGCGGAGCTGTCGGCGCATCTCGGCGAGCGAGCCGTACTGCACTTCCTCGCCGTTCATGCGCAGACGGGTCACACCTCTTGCGAGGGCCGCGCGCAGCGCGTCCACCTGGTCCTGGCTGTAGGCCATTCCTCTACCTCTTCAGGAAGTTGATCGTGCGCGGCGCGGCGGGCTTCTGCTCCGCCCGCTCCGGCTCCGGATCTCCGCCGTCCCCGAGCGGGACCGCGTTCGTGTTCTGCGGGCCACCAACGGCCCAGGCCAGCGGACGCTCCCAGTCGAGGGTCAGCATGCCCTTGTGCTCGGCCAGCGCGCGAGCCTGCACCGAGAGGTCCGTCCCCTCGTTGCGGACCTGCCCGGCCTTCTTGTCCCAGCCGCTGTCGAGCCGCTCTTCGGCGACGTATTCGCCAAGCTGGGCCTCGTTCTCGACCATCCAGCTCGGCAGGTACATCGCCCCCGCGCCGCCCGAGGCCTTGCGCATCGCCGCCTCGAGCGTGTCCTTCAGCCGGTCCGTCGCCACCGTCAGCAGCTTGATCGGGCGGGCCCGCTTGCCGTTGGATGCGCGATCCGGCGCCTCGTACTTGATCCGGAACGGGACCTTCCATCCGCCCTGCCCGCGCGTCAGGCGCCAGCGGTGCCCCTGGTGCGCGCGCCGCTGCTCGAGCAGGAAGGCCTCGGCGTTGTCGGAGACGCCCGGCTCGCCCTGGAAGTCCACCGCCACCGTGATGGCGCGCAGGCCGTAGTTCGCGCCCGCCACCGGGATCACCCGGTCCGCGAGCGGCTTCAGCACGTCCCAATCCTCGAGGTACCGGGCCGGGTCGAGGCGGCGGCGGTTGCCCTCGTCGTCCGGCGCGGCGTTCGGGGCATCGGCGGGCGGCTGCGTCAGGTCGATGCGGTCGACCACCTGCGAGCGCCCACCCTCGCCCCAGGCAGTGACCTGCACCGGGAACCAGCCCTTCTGCACGTCCACCGTGATCGTAACGAAGCGGGTCCATTCCGGCGCCACGCCCTTGGTCGCGGGCTGCGCGTGGTCCTTCAGGAACTGCAGCCCGAGCGCGTCCTCGTCGTCCTTCCGGATCCGGCAGTGCGGCACCCCGATCGAGGTGTAGTGACAGGTTGCGAGATCCGCGTCGTCTCCGAGCGTCTCGGCCCGGCGCCGGGCGTTCTCGTACTCGGAGACGATCTCCGACCAGGTCGAGAACCGCGCCGCCACGCCGTTCAGCGCGTAGCTCGCGACCTCCGTCCGGCGGATCGCGGCGTCGCCCATGGCAACGAGCTCGCCGGCCACCCTGCCCTCGTGCCGCCAGCCGCCCTTGCCCGCGAGCGCCTTGGCGTTCATCTCGTTCTTGTGGCGGTGACCGAGGAGCCCTCCGCAATGCGGGCAGGCCATCTCGGCGGTCTCGCCCGCGGCGCCGGGATCGAGGCTCTCGTCGTAGACCAGCCGGTCGAAGCGCGGCTCGTATTCCTCTCCGCAGTCCGGACACTCCCAGTACCAGCGCCCGCGCGTGCCCTCGTTGTAGTAGACCACGATCCCGCCCGCGACCGGCGGGAGCTCGTGCGGCCGGTCCTTCGACGGCCGCCACGACGGGTCGAGGACCGGCCAGGCCGGGCTGCTCTCCGCCAGCACACAGCCGCGGCTCAGGAAGCTGCGGATCCGGCGCAGCGCCATGCGGATCGGCGTGCCCTCCGGGTTGTCCTTGCCGCCGAGCACCAGCGGCATGTGATCCACGTCGGTCAGCAGCACCATGCCGTAGGATCCGCCCGACAGGATCGTCGGGGTCGGATAGCCGATGGTCAGCCGCATGCCCCGGAACCGCTTGCGCGAGAACGTGCTGTCATCGCGGGCCTTGCCGAGCCGGTCGTAGAGCTCGGGGCTGTTCAGCAGCGTCGGGTCGAGCTTCTCCTCGACCCACTTGTCCCGGTCGCCCTTGGTCATGTGGACCACGAGCACCGGGCGCTGGTCGCAGGTGACCGCGTGGAAGGCCACGGTCTCCAGCATCTTGGTCTTGCCGCTCTGCGAGGGCCCGACGAACCCGACGCCCTTCCAGAGCCGGGACTGGGTCATGTCCGTGGGCTCGACCATGTAGGGCGTCAGGCTGCGGTCGAAGTTTTGCCAGGCGCCCTGCACCTGCACCCGCACGTAGCGCTCGGCCGCCGCCGTCGGCGACACCCGGCTAGGAGGATCAAGAATCGGCAGGCAGTCCGCCAGGATGTCCTGCGGCGTCGTCAGTGGTGGCAGCGGCGCGAACTGCAACCGCTGGCCGATCCGGCCGTCCGAGAGCTGGACCATCAGCCGCCCTGACCGGCCCGATCGAGCTGCGCCACCGTCGAGGGATAGGCGCGGTCGAGGTTGTGCCGCGCCGCGACCAGCGCCGCGTCGCAACGGCGCTGCATCTTCTCGACCTGGTCGGGTGCGAGGCTGAACTCCATCTCGGCGAAGTCGACCAGCGTGGTGACCTGGTTGCGGAACTCGACCAGCACCTCCTCAAAGACCTCGCGCACCCGGGAGGTCCGGGTCAGCTCGCCCCGCAGCTCGGCAGCCTTGTTGCGCTTGTAGTCGGCGTCTGCCTCCTGCGCGATCTCCTGCGCCGTCAGCGTGCCGGCGCCGCTCTCCTCGTCATCATCGTTCCGGAACAGCATCCGCATCTGCATCGCGGCCTGCTCGGCGGCCTCGTCCTGCTTCCGCGCCGCCGCGTCGCGCCACATCTTCCAGGCATAGACCTCGGAGAGCTGGAACTCGTAGGCCTGCCCGTTCGACCCCCGGCTCAGGACCGGAAGCCCCTGCTCGAGATAGCGGGTGATCATCGGCTCCGACACGTCCAGCGCCGTCGCGCACTGGCGGCGGTTCACGGTCATGTCCGTCTGACCCTCCGGCAGGGGAAACCGCCGCAGGGCCTCCTCCAGCTGGAAGGCCATCCTGATCTCTCCTGTCGGAACAACAACAACAACCACATCCGAAACCCCGTCCGGATATGGCCCGCTTGCACGTACCGGGGCGCGAATAACCCCCATGCGGCACCTCTTGGGGAAGGACCCGAGGCTAGACCCGGCGTCCCATGGTCCGGTCGAAGGCGCGGTTGAAGGCTTCGCCCGCGACGCGCGCGGCGACCTCCTGCCCGTGCTCCTCCATCGGGAACCGTGCCGAGTAGGACGGCACGGTGTCGGAGAAGGCGAGCACCTTGCGGATGCTCTCCCCCCGCCGCTCGTAGACGCCCGCCGACAGCGAGCTACCCGACTGCGGCACGAAGTAGTCCGCGCGCCGCCTGCCCGCCCGGCGTCGCGACGCCGCGGTGGTGTTCTGATGCGCGTCGCCCTGCGCCTTCACCGCCGACAGCGCCTGCTGGATCTGGCCGCTCGACAGGTTGCCGTACCTGTTCCGACGCGCGGCCCGCGACGGCAGCACCGACTGGATGATGCCCTCGTACTTGAGCCGCCGCGCGAGAAGGCGTTCCAGCCCGGTCTGCGGCCGGCGCCCGCCAGCCTGCTGCACCTCGAGGTAGTGCTTGCCGACCGGCTTGTCCTTGCGCTGCACGATCGCCGTCTGGTTCTGCAGCGTCGCCTTCCGCACGAAGAACGCATTGAGCGTGTAGGGCACGGGATTGTCGAATACCCGGCGCATCAAGGTCTTGTTCTCGGCCAGCACAGCGAAGGCCATATCGTTCAGCGCCAGCCGGTTCATGTTCGGCAGGTCCGCGCGAAGGTTGTCCAGGTTGCGGTTGAGCCGGTGCAGGTCGTTCTGGTCAATCCGCATTGGTGCCTCCGCTGTGGTCTAATACTCCTGCACGTCCGCCAGCCTGATACCTTCGTCACCCGGCAAGACGTCGAAGGTACATTGGAATCGCGTTTGGACCTTCGCCCCGAAACCGTTCGTCGCGCGGATCACTGGCTGTACGAGGATCTTGTTCTCGTTGCCTCGTTCGAGCGCGGCAGGCCAATTCCAGATTGCGCCGAGTTCCGCGCTATCAGGGTCATGAAGCGCCCGCTTTATAGCCTCACGACATGCAAACCGCGCGTTCGACAGATTGACCTCAAGCTGGGACGGCTCTGGCTTGGGTGGGTTGAGATCCTCTGAAGTCCAGGACCAATAGAGGAAGGGCACTGCAATAAGCAGGCCAGCGCCCGCGGCTATTTCCTTTATCATCACAAAATCCACGCGAAAACATGATCGAGAGCACTATTGCAGCGCCACTACAACCGTTCAAGGCAGCGCGCGGACCTCAAACGAGAAGCGCCCGGTAGCATCTCTGCTCCGGGCGCGCTTCGGTTCGCTGGCAATCTGTCAACGGAGTGACATTTCGTCAAGACGTTTTTCGCCATGGCGCGAGAGGCGGCATCTCATCAGTGACGGAGAAGCCCGTCAGATCACACCGCATCTGGAAGGTCGCTCGCAGCTCGAACAGAGCCAAGCGCCACTCCAACCAAGCGCGCCGCTGCGCTGCGACCTCAGAGGCGAGACCCGTGAAGATGACCCTGCAACAGTAGCCGCCATCCTTCCCCGCCAGGTGCTGCGGCCACCGATCGAGACCGTGCCAGAACTCGCGCTCGGCGTAGCGACCATGCTTGCACTGACGCCATGCAATCGGCTCGCACGCGGAAACGATATTTATTCCCCAGTCAGGCATCTGTCCGGAGCGAGCGTGCTCGGCAACCCACACGGCCATACGCCGGCCACCGCACCCTTCCGGCAGGCACGACACAGCCGAGGCGACGAGGTCAGCGTCAGGATGGGGATCGGACCTGCCACCACCGTCGATCCTGCACCCTAGGTCGCCGCGCTTCATCATGATGTACTCCATCGACACGCCAGGACGCTCGCCCGCCGCGCTACCCATCTCGTCGAAGTCGATCGAGACCTTCTCGACCTGGAAGGCCCAGACCAGCAGATCCCATATCGACACCGGCACCTTGCCGGCCCTTCCCGGCCGCACGCGAGACATCCCGAACTGCGACATCGCCATGTTCATGCCGTGCCCTCCGGCAACAGCGCCATGGCGCGGGCTTCCATTTTGTCGTGCCATGCGAGCCACTGGAGATCATCCGCGCTCGCGACACCCCGCCGCTGCCGATCGGAGCGAACCCGCTTTTCGTGGTCGTGCTCCGCAGCACGCTGGCGCACCTGCATCCAGTCCCCATCCCGGAGCGGCGGCCGCTTGAACTTCGTCAGGAACTCGAACTCGGCGACGAGCGTCCCTTCCTCCAGCGCCTGCGGCCCGCGCGCCGAGCCGAACCAGCTGGCGATGACGGGGATCTCTTCGAGCGGGCGCGGCGCCAATGCTTCAGCCAGCGGCATGATCGTCGCCATGCGCGGCCAGCCCCGCTTGTCCTTGCCCTCGCCGCGGAACTTGAGCACCTCGCGCAGCTGCTCGAGCTGAGCGTCGCTGAGATAGGCCATGCCATCCGCGAGATCGACCAGGAACTTGGCGTGACGCTCGGCCACGACATCGCCTGGCTTGCGGAAGCCGTGCTCGGTCAGCGGGTCGATCAGCAGGCGTCGCACCCGGTCCCGCTTGGTCTCGGTCTTCGTGGTCTGCTCGTCGGTCATCGTCCGTCCCTTTCTCAGCAAAGGCCCAACCCGTCACGCTCTTCCGGCGTGAGAAGGTTCGCGGCGAGGATGTGGTCGAGGATCCACGGCTTGAGGTCCGAGATGGCATCGGCATGCCCGTCCCGGAAGCGCTCGACGGCGCGCTCGGCATCGCGGATCACCATGGGGTTTTCGGAAGGCTTCGACGCGGTCGCGCGCGCCCCATGGTTTTTACATGGTTCTGCCTTTATATAGGCAGGTCCGGATTTGAACCCTTTTTGGGTCTGATCTGACCCCTTTTGAGGCCCGTATAAGGGTTCAGATCGTGCCCCTTTTATCGGTCCGGATTTGAACCCTTTTAGGGCAACGACACGACCCCTCGTCAGGAAGCCATAGCCGCTCGCCCGGCCCCGCCCGCGCCCCGTGATCCGGGTCATCCATCCGGCCTCGACAAGCTCCGAGATCGCCCGCTTGATCGTCGAGCGGGAGCGCCCGGTCAGCGCCTCCAGGGCCGGGATCGACGGGTCGCACTGGACGGTATGCTTGTTCGCGAAATCGAGCACGAAGACGTGCGCAAGCACCTGCGCCTGCGCACTCAGATCCGGGTCGCGCCGAACGCTTTCGAGCCAGCCGAAGCGCTGGTGTTGCCATTCGTCGGGCCCGATCAATCTCGTCCCTTCCGGTGCGGCAAACTCGTATTCTCTCGCAGCATGAGCCACGACACACCTCTCGACAGGTTCGGCGCACGACCTCTGCGGGCCGCAACGCGGGTGATGCGATCCGGTTGGACCGCCTTCGTTCATGTCGCGGAGGCAGGGCTCTGCGTCCCCGTCCTCCGCTCAGCCCCTCTCACGCGATGCGTGTCTCACGCGATGCGTGACAAGGTGTCTCTAGCCGCCCACTGTCGGGTCCCGCGCTCGGGCCGCCCAGTAGCGCGCCAGCGCCCGGCCGAGCCGATCTCGGCTATGGTCGAAGACAGGCACGTTGCCGTCCCGCACCGCGTCAACCAGGTCGCAGGCAGCTTCCGCCGCCTCACTCACTTCCGACGGCGGCGCCCGGTCGGCGAAGGCGCAGAGCGCGATCTTCAGATGCCACGCAAGCTCCACGCACTCCACCAGCCCGCCGCGGCACATCGCGACCGCTGTGGCCGCGATGATGACGCGTGGGACGGGCTCGGAATCGGCCTCATCAAGCCACGTCATGGCGCCCCCTCCCGATCCTGCCCGGAACCCTCGGTCGCATCTCGGAATTGCCGAAGGCTCGCGACAGCGGTCTCAAGGTCGGCGATGAATGCGTCGAAGGACGGACCGTCGAGAGAGCCGTTCACCACCGGCGGCGCGCCCTCGAAGCCTTCCGGACGCAGCGACCAGCCGCGCGACCCGCAGTCGAGCCGCACCAGACGCAGGATCAGATGGCCGAATGGGGTGGTCACGCTCTGCGCGATGTGGGCCCGCGCCGCGCTCATGCTGCACCTGCCAGGCCGATCGCCACCTGCACGCGCAGCTTCGACTTCGCGGCACGTGCGCGCGCCTCGGTGATGCCGTGTTGAATCGTGCTGGGGTCCCGGCCGAAATAGTCGCCGATCTCGAGCGACGAGAGCCCTGCCCTGCTCATGACCAGGAAGGCCTCCTGCCGCGCGACGACGAGCGCCTTGATCCGCGAGGGGCCGCGCATGACGGCCAGCTTCACGCCGTGCTTGGCGGCAACCCGCGCCGCGATGATGTCTGTCGCCTCGATGGGGAGATCTGCCAGCACCTGCAGCCCTTCCGAGGTCATGGTCCCGATCAGCTCGGCGAGTTTCTCACGCCGTTCGGCAGCGTGGCGGAGCTCCATCTCCTCCCAGCTCTCGACCCGACGCCGGACATCATCCTTCGAACCCGTCACCGCGTCACCCTCGCCATGAAAGACCCCGGTGCCGTGGGCGACACCGGGGCAAGGCCTGACAGGAAGATGCGCCGTGTCCCGGCGGCGCTCTGGATCTGAAAGGACGCGCGAGGCGGAATGGCCAGGGAGGAGGATCTGTGGCCATGGGGGAACACCGCCCCGCGCTGACCGGTCACGTGGGGACGACCGGCGTTCTGTGTGGAGATCTTCATGCGCGCGCCTCGCGCCGGATTTCTGCGATCCGGACCTTGAGGCGCGCGACCTGCTCGTTATGTCGCTGTCGAACCGGGACGCCCGGGAAGGCGCTTTCTGGCCCATCTGCAATGATCTTGGCGAGCCACCGCTCGAGGGTGTTCGCCTTGAGGTGAAGGAGCGCGCTCACTGCCAATAGAACGCGGACAGATCCGCGCCCTCCAGCTTCTCGTCCGCATTGCGAACCTTGTTGGTCATGACGCGCACGCTCTCCGGCCTTACGCCCATGCGCTCGGCGATGACGCGTGAACTCCATCCCGCATGGCGGAGCTCGATCATCTGCAAGACGCGCTCATCGTCTTGCCGTGGCGGCCTGTTACTCACTGCTGCACCTCCCAGGGCGCCGCTGCGGTGCTGACCTTCACAAAGTTCTCGCAGAAGCTGCCGGTGAGCGAGACGTTGATGACGGTCTGGGTCTTGCCGCCGACGGTCACGCGCCTGTGCAGTTGCCAGCCGTCTTCCTGCCGGCGCTCCAGCGGGCGCATGATCGGCGCCCGGCCAAGGAGATCGGTCTGACAGCTCATGCCGCATCCTCCTTTCGGACGCCCATCAGCCCCTTGAGGCGGGCCATCGTGGCGCCCGCCATGTCGTGCACATCGGCCAGCTCGGAATAGGCCTTCGCCACGGCCTGCGGATCGTCGGGGTTCGCCTCGAACTCGGCGAGCGCCGTGATGCCCTCTGTCGCTTCGCGCAGCATGTCGAGGTGACAGGCCAGCTCGGACTTCGCCGGGCGACCGGAGACCTCGCGGCTGCGCATGTTCAGGAAGGGGTGCCGCCCCGTCGCGTTCTCCAGCGCCGTGACCCACGCATAGGGAACCTCGGAGTGACCGTTCTGCACCTTCGAGATCGTGCCGCGGGACACCGTGTGGCCCACGACCGCCTCGATGGCCGCCGCGGCAGCGTCGACACCGCCGACGGCCTTGACCAGCTCTCCGAACATGTGCGCTCGCAGCAAGATGCTCATGGGAAACCCCTTTTTCTTGGTGTTGACGTGGCGCTGCCCCATGTTCACCGCATGGGA